GACATAGACCTGAACAACATTCCCAACTAGGCACTCAAGGAGTTTAACGAGCGGCTCCGCCATTACCGTGATACGGGGGAGCCGACTCTTCATTACGTTGATCAGGGTTGATCAGAGATTGATTGATCTACGTTTGACCGGATGCTTTTCTTGCAAATAGAATCTGTACCGGTCAAACGAATGACGCAGTGAATGGTTAGAATAGGCCGCAGTCCTCAGATCATCAATGATATCCCATATTTTAGATGGGTGACCTGTCTTAGTAGAATGCATCCTCATCAAACGCCCCAATGTTTGTAACACCCTGACTTCAGACTTAGATGGGTGAGCCAACACTAGATTGTGTAACTTGTTGATGCTCACACCTTGTTGCATCGTACCAAATGAAGCCAGCAATGTAATGTCTTCTCCGCGCTCCATAGCCGCCTGAATAGCCACACGCTCATGCGCTGGTACTTCGCCATTGATTACAAAAACGTTGCTCTTATGCTTAATCAGCTCCTCGTAGATCACCATCATGTGAGCATCTATGCGGGCGAACATAAAGGCGCTGTTTCCCTTGAGATTCATTGCCAGTGTCAGGATCACTTTGTTACGGCGTTCGTGTGAAATGAGATACTCAATTTCTTCGTTGTAATCTCCAGACATTATCCCACGTTCGTTCTGTGGGTATACCAGTTGGATCATCTCAACTTCTATATCTGCAGCAAATCCTCTGTCAATCAGTTCGCGGGCGCTGATGATATTGTGAATGCGGCCAAAGTGACTCTTCACTGTCATGATATTCGTTGCGTTGTTGCCCGGCGTACCCGTTACCCCAACACGCTGGTCGGCTGACGTGGAGTTATTCATGATGAAGGACAGTCGGTCAGCCGCAGCCGTGTGTACTTCATCAACTATGACATCACCAAATTGTTCATACCATGTTTTATCCATTTTCTGGATACCCTGCCATGTACTAATGACAATTGGCTTATCGGTATTCTTTTCAGCATCGGCAAAGATAAGATGAACATGCTTATCAGTATCAAACCCGTTGAAGTGGCTGTACTCCACAAAGTTGTTCTTCAGCTGAGTAACCAGGTGGATAGACGGTACTATAATCAGCGTCTTCAGATTGCTTTCGAGAGCTTCTCGGCGTTCCCTGTAGTACCGCGCCAGAATATACACGATCAGGCTCTTACCGGCGCTTGTGGCCGCTTTAAGCACGCATCGAGTATCCCTGATAGCCAGGTATATAGATTCAAACTGGTAGTCGCGACACTCTCCCTTGACATACTCCCCGGTTTCATTGCGATAGGATAGATTCATCCCATTTATGAATTCCTGGACTTCGTCTTTGGTCGTGCCGAGAATGAATTTGAGAGACTGATCGACTTCGAAGGAATAGTTGTTCTTCTTACAGAACTCCAATACCTCGAACATCAAACCAATATTGATGAGACCGGATGATTTTTGGTAGAAGCGGATCATCCCATCCCATTTAGTGTAAGGACTGGGGGTGAAGTTGGGATCCGGCATTTTGAAGTGGTCATACAGTTCTTCTGCAATAGAGTCCTCTGCGTGAATACGCATACGAACTTCATTGAACTTTACCAATGTGATCTGTGCCATAATAATCCCCTGTTATCCAGGTATATTTAGGCGGCGTTTGCCCAGTTACCTCCCCGTTCCAAATCCATCTTACGGTACAATTTGATGCGCTCAATCGCTTTATGAGCAACATCACTCCTTTTGAATTCAATCATTGTTGCTGTAACACCGCGTTCATTGGATATGATATTGTAGAGAGAATCAATACGCTTGCCGAACATTTCCTCAAACATAAAGCTATACAGGCAAAGCTGGATGCTGTAGTCTTCAATCATCCCCCGCGTTTTGAGATTATTAGATGTTTTGAAGTCAAGGATACAGATTTTGCCGTTGTACGTTCCGACAAAGTCAACACGGCCAGCAAGCTGAAGCACTTCACTAAAGAGAGGAATTTCTTGAGCATAAACGCGATCCACTTTGTTAAGGTACGGCAACAGTTGTTTAAACATGAAAAGGTAGCTGCCTGCCGCAGCTACCACTTCATCCATCGGCCGATTCATGAGGTACAGTTCACAAGCAAGGTGAACTGCTTCTCCCCTGTCGGCACATCGCTGAGTCTCGGCGTCAGCAGCCTCTGCCCCAAGCCGTTCTCTCCAAGCATCTAACCAGTCATGATCCGAAGATCGACCAAGCATGGTTGTAACAGATGTCAGTTTGACTTTGTTGGGTGAAACGTAATACCGGCCAGCATCAGTTGTCACGCATTCAAGTTCCTGATAAGGGAGCTTGTATTGGGGAAAGTTCTTCGTCCTTTCGACCAATTGTGTGTGTCTTCTGAGATCAGCCAGGTTCATTAAAATTTCCGTCTTTTCTACATTTGTTCACGCGATGTAGGGTTCGCAGTTCGCATGATGATTTCTGATCTTTCAATATTTTAGTGAGACTTTCGATACGTTCTTTTCTTGTGTTGCCAATTATGTCTCGGTCAACAGCTTTGTCGCCCCGCACTATATTGGCGATAACAGTATCAATTACCGTCAAGATATTTTCTCCAATCAATGGCGTTCTTAACATCATAATTCATAGAACGAATTCGTTCAAAAGAGCTCTCGAGGTATTTAACCTTGCGTTTTTGTTCCTCGACGTAAGAGTTTATCTCGAGCAGAATGGTGTCGGCTTTGAGATACATATCAACGTCTGTCTTCAGAACGGGACGCTGTAATGGCTCTTTTGTATAGTAAGCCTGAGGAAGCTGTCCTAGATAATACAACCGGCGCTGTATCTCTACCTGGTTACGCTTGGCCATCAGCTTTTCAAGCCCGCGCCCCTCGTTAAGATAGAATTTCTGACCCAGAGCCCACGCCCGACCACAACGCAATGATATCTGGTCAAAGTTTTGATCGGTCGGATTGACAACCAGATATTCCTCCATCTTATTCATTAGATATTCAATGGGAATTACCTTGACACCCGCCACTTCATCGTATGGAATTTCTTTCAGTTCACTCATATAGAATAATCTCAAAATCAATGCAACTAATTATGTTCAGGAACGTTCTGGTGTCATATCTTGGTATTTGATGGTGACGGTGCAGACCAGGCGTGGGACTTCACCGTCTACGTCCAGCAGAACGTTATCAAGGCCAGTTGCTCGTGCTTCTGTAAGGACTATTCTAAACCCAGTAGGATTATTGACGCCATCTAATAGCTCGATGATTATATCGTGCGTAACTGGTAGATCCTTATTGGCGTTACTGCGGATCCAATCGTAGATAGTTTGCCAGTTGTACCAGGACTCGTCAATTACGAATGTGAATACAACAGGGTCAAAAGTAACACGTTCAGAAGAGATGGAATACATTACGTCACCCGGTGATGGACCATCAACTCCTTCTGAATAAATACCAGGTACACTAAAATCATGAATTCTGCGCGTTAACAAGATGAGGTTTCCGATCATGAGTCTCCACTTTTCAGAGGAAGCAATATTCGGATCTTCATTTCTGAATTGGGTTTGGGTACTAGACATTTCAACCACCTTTCAATATTGAGGAGATACACAAGTGTCCCCGAAGAAAATTGCTTGGGTGCTGATTGTTCTGGCGTCACTGTTTATTGGCGGTTGTCGCATTACTCTCACTCCCATTGTGAGCTTGTCCAGTTTGAAGGACGTGAGTGTCAGGACTGCACCAGTTGCAATAACAGCAAACACAGATTCATGCACTAAGGAATTTCTTGTTGACGCCGCCGATTTGTTCAAGGCGAATTACCAGATAAAGCCGGTGACTTGCCGTCCCAAGGGTAATAAGTTCGAAGCCCTTTGGGAGACAGAGATCCCACTACTTCGTACTGGCGATGAGAAGAAAATACCTCATGTTCCTGCGAGTATTTATTACTCAAAGAACCATACAGTGATCCTGACTCTGAAAACTGAATTTATCAATGACCTGGCTGATAAGCTGAAACAACGCGGCGTTGATCTGAAAGACAATGATATGTACATTGCTTTCATATTCAAAAACGATACAGCAGAAGCTGTGAATATTGCGGTTGAGAATGTTTTCGTCAACAGCATCCCAGTAGGGAAAGAGATGGCAATATTCAAAGTGAAACCAGGTGGATCAGTGATGGTGAGGATGAGCGACATTGGAGTCAACTCTCTGATGTTAGGCGGCTTGGAAGCTGTCGGCGTATTCCCTGCCCTTGAACCGAAATCAGACGGTAATGCTGATTGATTATTACCCCGCTGTTAAAGGCGGGGTTTTGTTCATGACAACATTGTCTTCAGTGATGGAGAGGCAAGACTCTGTATTGCGCCTGCAACACAACTATCCTTCATCCAATTCACAATCTCGCTACTCATACAGAAGTTCACACACTTGTTAGCCAAGCCTTCTAAATGAGCCAATTCAGCTGCAATGCCATCAGTGATATCCTGAACAACCTTGTTTACAGCAGCCAAACCTTTAGCAATCTCGGCAGCTACAGTTGCAGCCAGCGCTTGGATTTTTGCCAGCCCAGCAGCCACACCCTGAGATGCCAGAGCATACAGTTCCTGGACTTTAGCGTTGACTACACTCAGCGCAGACTCCATATTGGCTAACCAACGAGCGCCAGTCTCTTGTACAATCTTGAAGGCTTCGTTAACAGTGTCACAAGACGTAGGAGCGCGCCCAATAGACGTCAGGCCGTTAGTGTATGCATTAACTGTGCTCACGCGGGAGAACGTCTCTGAGACGGTTGTAGCCCCATACCCCACTAAAGTGGTGACGCCTGTTCCTGCTGCTGTAGTCATGGTGTTGGCTGTGGTCATTACAGCAGGCGTGAGTCCACCTGCAGTCATAGCAGCCCTGACCTGGCTGTCGGCTATGCCATTAAGGGATGTGATACCAGATTTGGTACTGTTTACCAGGCCAGAAGCGGTTGAGGAAGCAGAATCAAGAGGATTACTGAATGCCGCCCCC